CCCTCGAAGCGCTCACCGCCTCATCCTGCCGCTGGCCGATCGACCCGGATGCGGACCATCCCGAATGGCGCTTCTGCGGGAACCCGCGCGACCCGAGATCGACGCTGTCGCCCTATTGCACCGAGCATTACCGCAGGAGCACGCAATGCGCATCAACTGGCAAGACCCGCGCCGCCAGCTTCGCGCGGCCAAACTCTCCCGCGAAGGCCTCAGCGCCGGCCGCATCGCCGAGCTGATGGGCGCCACCAAGGACGCCGTCGCCTCCGCCATGTGGCGCTACGGCCTTTACGCCAACCCACGCGGGCCGCGCCGCCCGCAATATGAGAATTGCGAGGCAGCCGCATGACACGTCCCATCGACACCAGCGGCTATGCCGCGCTCACCCGCCCCGACAGCCTCGGCCCCGCGCCGCAACTGCAATGGATCGCGATCGAACAGCTCGTCATCGATGACAGCTATCAGCGCGACATCACCAAGCAGGGGCGCGGCAATGTCCGAGCGATCGCCGAGAACTTCTCCTGGACGTTCTTTGCCCCCGTCATCGTCTCGCCGATCGAGGGCGGCCGCTATGCCATCATCGACGGCCAGCACCGCACCACGGCCGCGGCGCTCGTCGGCGCGAAGGAAGTCCCCTGCGCCCTGGTGATCGCGGACCGGGTGACCCAGGCCAAGGCGTTCCGGGCGATCAACGCCCAGATCACGCGCATGCATCCCTTGCAGATCTTTCAGGCCAGGCTGGCGGCCGGCGATCCGCCCGCATGCCGCGCCGCGGAAATGATCGCCGCCGCCGACGTCAGGCTCCTGCGCAGCGTGAATGTCTGCGGGCCGCGTGACACCTTGGCGGCGGGCACACTCATCGATCTCGCCGCCCGCGATGCGGCTGTCGGCGCGCTGACGCTCAGATGCCTCGCTCAAAATGGCGAGCGGCATGGCTGCGATCTGCTCCGCGCCGTGATCATCAAGGCGCTGTTCGAGGTCCTCGTCGATCATGCCGACTGGCGAGCGGACGAAGAGCGGCTGGTCGCCACCGCGGCCGCCCTGAACATCTCCCGGATGTGGGGCAAGGCGGTGAGTGCCGCGCAGCAGATCAAGGGCGCCACTACATGCGACCAGCTCCAGGCCGCGCTCCTGGATGCCCTGCAACAGCGTTTCGCGAAGGTGGCCGCATGAAAGGCATCGCCTGCGCCTTCGAGGGACGCTTGGGCAAGGACGCCCAGCTCAAGGCGACGAGCGCCGGCCGGGCCTTCCTGGTGATGTCCGTCATCGTCGGCGAGGACGAAGAGGCGCAATGGATCAACGTCTCCGCCTGGAACGATCACCTCATCGATCTGGCCGATCACCTCAAATCCGGCGTCGAAGTTTACTGCGAGGGCAAGCTGAAGATGCGGCATTGGGACAGCGCCGAGGGGCCGCGATCGGGCTTGCAGGTCTCGGCGTCCCTCGTGCAGCCGCTCGCGCTGATCGGGCGGTCAAAGCCGAAAGCGCCACGGGCGAAGAAGGATGCCAAGGCCGACAGCCAGAAGCCGCTGGAATTCGCCGATGGCACCGACGCCCGGCGTGGCGATGATTTGCCGTTTTAGAGGTGCTGTATGCGTTTGCGGATCCACTCATGTTGCAAGCGCTGCATCATCGCCCTGCGTGTCAGGGATTTGCTCAGCATTTCCCTCGCGCAACTGCTGATCGACCGTTTCAGGCTGTGGACCGCATAACGCCATGGTCGAGCGCGCCGAGAAATACGCGGCGGCCGCGCTGCAAAGCGCCTGCAACGCGATAGCATCGGCGCTCAAGGGGCAGCGCAATCACACCCTGAACACGGAAAGCTTCGGCATCGGCCAGTTGGTCGGGGCAGGGAGCCTCACATTCTCGGAAGCCAGGACCGCGCTGCTCAGCGCGGCGCTGTCGAACGGCATCGACAAACACGAGGCCGAGGCCTCCATCAAATCGGGCCTGGACGCGGGCATGAAGAACCCGCGCGATGCGCCGGAAGACGGCGCCAGGCCTCAAACGGCCGCGCCGGCGAAGAAGAGCACCGCCGACTATGCAAAGCAGCTCTATGGCGAGGCCAAGCCGCTCGCCGGCACGCTCGGCGAGCGCTACCTGCAGGAACATCGCCGCCTGGCCGGAGCGCCGCCCGACAGCTTTCGCTTTCATGGCGGCGTCTGGCACAAGGGGGCGGGCGAAAAACTGCCGGCGATGGTCGCGCCGATCACCAGGACCGATGCGACCGGCACGCGCATCACCGCTGTTCACATTACGTTCCTCGATCATCAGACCGGCGCGAAAACGAAGGCCGATCCGGCGAAGAAGATGTACGGTTCCTGCCGGGGCGGGGCGATCTGGCTCAGCGGTTATGCCGCTCACATGCTATGCGCCGAGGGGATCGAGAAGGGGCTCGCCTGCCAGGGCGCGACCGGCATTCCCGCTGCCGTTGGCATGTCGGCGACGCTGCTGCCCTCGATTGTCTGGCCGCGCGGCACCACCCATGTCACGCTCTGCGCCGATCCAAACGGGGCTGGCGAGACTGCAATCAACAAGGCGGCTAGCGCCCTCGCTGGCGATGGCGTCAAGCTTTCCGTTTGCTATCCCCCCGTGCCCGGCAAGGACTGGGACGAGCTGCCCGCGACCCAGATCAAGGCCGCGATCGAGGCGGCCAAGCCGTGGGAAGCCCCGAAGGCCACGGTCGGCCTGCCCAAACCCGAGCATGTGACCGAGCAGTTCAAGGTCAACGACGCCGGACAAATCCTGAAGAATGAGGGCAATGTCCTGCTCGCGATGAAATGGGCGCAGGTCGCGCTCACTTATGACGAGTTCGCCGACCGCTATTTCGTGCAAGGCCTGCCCGGCTATGGGCCCTGGCTTACCGATCATGCGCTTGACGAGCTCTATCTGCTCATCCAGCGCGAATTCCACTTCAAGCCCTCGAAGGACGATTTCGACCGCATCGTGCTGGCCGCGGCGCGCCGCCAGCGCTTCCACCCGGTCAAGCAGTATCTGGACAGCCTCGAATGGGATGGCGCCGAGCGCATCGACACTTGGCTCATCAGCTATGGCGGCGCCGAGGACGACGCTTTCACCCGCGCCGTCGCCCGGATCGTCCTGATCGCGGCCGTGCGCCGCATTCGCAAGCCCGGCGCCAAGTTCGACGAGATGCTCGTCATCGAGGGCGAGCAGGGCACCCTGAAATCCTCCGCCATCGCGGCGCTCAGCCCCAAGCCCGAATGGGTGAGCGACAGCCTCTCCCTGAGCGTCGAGGAACGCATCATCATCGAGCAGACCGCCGGGAAATGGATCGTCGAGATCGGCGAGCTGTCCGGCTATCGCAAGCGGGAGGTCGAGCACATCAAGGCGTTTCTGTCCCGCCAGACCGACAGCGCCAGGCTTGCTTATGGCCGGCTCCGCATCGACCGCCCGCGCGAATTCATCCTCATCGGCACCACCAACGAAAGCAACTACCTCATCGACGACACAGGCGACCGCCGCTTCTGGCCGGTCCGCATCGAACGATTCGACATCGATAAGCTCCTCGCCGACCGTGACCAGCTCTGGGCGGAGGCGGCCTATTGGGAGGCCCAGGGCGAGAGCATCCGCCTGCCGCAGGAGCTCTGGCCGGACGCCGCCGAGCGCCAGGCCGAGCGCAAGGAGGTGGATGCCTGGACCGACATCCTCGCGCAATGGCTGGACGCCGAGGAGAAAGACCCGCGCAGCCTGTTCTCCCACGACTATACGGGTTTCCGCATCACCCTGGCCGACGTCGCGAAAGGCGCGCTCGGCATCGAGCGGGCAAAGCTCGACACGCCGACGCAGAAGCGCATTGGACGATGCCTGAAAGCAGCGGGCTGGGTGATGGCGCAGCGGTCCCACGGCAAGCGTTTTTGGCGGCGCGCAGACGTCGAATAGGCGGGTGCCCTTCCTTTCAGATTCTAGGGCACCGGGTGCCCATGCAACCAGAAGTGTGGGGCACTTAGGGCACCCGCAACCGCACCGCATAAACCATTGATATTGCAGCGATAGTGCCCTGGGTGCCCATGGTGCCCTAGAAGTGACTGGATCTAAAAAACATAGAATAAATAGGGAACATAGGAGCAAAAAGGCGTGAAAAGCAGCATTTTTTCCCCCGTATGGAAAGTTGGGGCACCTGGGGCACCATGGGCACCGGAGGCCAAATGACCACTCTCCGCACCCGCCGCACCGTCACCGACAATCTCGGCACCCGGCACCATCCCGTGCCGCGTTTGCGGCTCGCCACGCCGCTCACGTTGCGCGCCGTCCGCCGGCAGATGCTGGCCGCACCCGAATGGCTGGACGAGACCCAGGCAGCCGAATGGCTGGAGGCGCGCCGGATCGAGCTGCCGCGCCTGCTCACCGAGCTCGACCGGCTGCTCACCGACGAAGAGGCCATCACGCTGGAGCGCTACGTCGCGAATGAGGAGATGCTCGCCGGCAATGCGCGCGTGCCCGAATGGCTGGGCGAGCGCGTGCAGACCTCGGCCCGCATGAGCGCGCCTCTCCACGATGAAGCGATGGAGGCGCTTGCCGCCCACGTGCTCATCAGGAAGGCCCTACCCCGCCCGACGCGCGAGGTGCTCTCCATCTTCGTTCTGCAGCAGCTGGGTTTCGAAGGGGCGATGTCGGCGGCCGAGGCGGCGCTGTTTCTGAGATTGCCCGGCCGCAACAAGCGCTACGCCTGGTGGCAGGCCGTTGCCGCGGCCGCCGCCCGCCTCGTGCGCATGCGCTATTGACGATGACACAAACGCATGGGCGAAATTCCATGATCCCGACATCTGTGAATGGAAGGTCCCATGGCCCGTACGCACGGCCTGGATAAGCGCAAGGCGCAGGAGAGCGAAGCAATGGCAAAGGGTGGCAAGCATCACGGCGGTTCGTCCATCACCCAGGACAGCGTCGCGCCGGAAGGATCGGCGGGCAAGCCGTACAAATCAGGCGCAAATGTCGCCAAGGGTTCCAAGCCCGCGCCGGGCAAGGGCGGCGTCGCGCCTGCGGCGACGAGCAAGAAGGGAAAGAGCTACTAAGGCGCGATGACAGGACGGCCGTCGAAATATAAGCCGGAGTTCGCAGACCAGGCCCGCAAGCTGTGCGAGTTGGGCGCAACGGACCTCGAAATCGCGAATTTCTTGGAGGTTGATCTCAGCACCATCAACAGATGGAAAGTCAGCCAGCCGGACTTTTGCGAGTCCCTAAAAAGGGGCAAGGATGTCGCCGACGACCTAGTCGAAAGCCGCCTCTTCGCCCGCGCCACAGGCTACAGCCACGACGCGGTGAAGATCTTCCTCCCGAAGGACGCTGACGAACCCGTCTATGCGCCCTATGTCGAGCATCACGCACCCGACACGACGGCCGCGATCTTCTGGCTGAAGAACCGCCGTCCCGAGAAGTGGCGCGACCGCCAGCAGCACGATCACACGATCGGTTTCGAGGCGAGCCTGCTGGAGTTCCTGGATCGAATCGATGGCGGATCATCAGGACTTCCTGTCAAGGATTGAGCCGCGGCTATCCGACCGGGAATGGCGGCTCGACAACCTGTATTTCATCCAGGACCCGGCCGGCAAAAAGGTCCCGTTCCGCCGCAATGAAGCTCAGCGCCTGCTCTGGGAGAATTTGTGGTATCTCAACGTCATCCTGAAGGCCCGCCAGCTGGGCATGAGCACGCAGATCGTCATCACGCTGCTCGACATCTGCCTGTTCAACTCGAACATCCAGGCCGGCATCATCGACTGGACGCTGGACGACGCCAACGCCAAGCTGGAAAAGGCCCAGTTCGCCTATGACAACCTCCCGGACTTCCTGAAAGCCGCAAAGCCGCTTAGGAAGAAGAACACCGAGGAGATGCAGTGGGAGAACGGCTCGGGGCTGAGCGTCGGCACATCCTATCGCGGCGGCACGCTGCAGTATCTGCATGTGTCCGAGTTCGGCAAGATCGCGGCGAAGTTCCCGGAAAAGGCCCGCGAGATCAAGACGGGCGCTTTCGGCACCGTCCATAAAGGGCAGTTCATCTTCGTCGAGAGCACCGCTGAAGGGAATGGCGGGGCCTTCTACGACATGGTGCAGACGGCCGAAAAGGCGCAGCAGCAGGGCATGCCGCTAACCGAGCTGGATTTCCGGCTGCATTTCTTTCCCTGGTGGAAGCACCCCGGCTACCGGCTCGACCCTGCGTCGGTGTTGATCGATACCGAGCTTGCCGCCTATTTCGCCGAGCTGGCGGTCCTGGAGATCGCTCTCGATGCCGAGCAGAAGGCCTGGTATGCGGCCAAGCGCCGGCAGATCGGCCCCGACGACATGTTCCGGGAATACCCCTCAACCCCGGAGGAGGCGTTCAAGGCCTCGATCGAGGGCGCCTATTTCAAGACCCAGATGTCGCGGCTCAGGCTGGCCAAACGCATCGGGCGGGTGCCGCATGACCCCTCGAAACCGGTCAACACCTTCTGGGACATCGGCAAGTGGGATAGCACGACCATCTGGTTCCACCAGAGCTACGGCAACCTGCATCACCTGATCGACTATTACGAAAACTCCGGTGAGGGCGTCGAGTTCTATGCCCGCCAACTGAAGGAGAAGGCGCTGGCGCGCGGCTTCGTCTATGGCCGGCACCTCGGGCCTCACGACCTCGACAATTCGCACTGGGTGCTGCCGGCCGGCCGCGCGACCATCGACGTCGCCAAGGACCTCGGCATCGCTTTCGAGGTGGTGCCGCGCATTGACGACAAGATGCAGGCCATCGAGGCGGCGCGGAACTTCCTGTCCATGTGCTGGATCGACGAAGAGCACTGCGCCGAGGGCATCAAGGCTTTGGACAACTACCGCAAGGAATGGGACGACCGCTTGGCGACGTACAAGAAGACCCCGCTCCATGACTGGGCGAGCCATGGAGCAGACAGCCTCATGACCGGGGCCTGCGGCTTCACGCCGGACTTTATCCCACCGCCGACGGACAAGTATCAGCGGCAGCGTTCGCGCGGGAGCGCCTGGGCGGCATGATCACGGACGCTGACGACGAAGCCGAGACCGCCGAGGCCGGCCCCAAGCGCGACGACGACGAGGGCCTGCTCGCCCGCCTGAAGCGCTGGGAACGCGAGGCGCGCAACCACGCCTCCGACTGGCGCGAGGAAGCCCGGCTCTGCTACGACTTCGTCGCCGGCCATCAATGGGCGTCCGACGACAAGCGCGCGCTCATCGACCAGATGCGCCAGCCCGTCACCTTCAACCGCACCGGCCCGATGGTCGATGCCGTGATCGGCGCGGAAATCCTCAACCGGCAGGAGGTGCAATACGCCCCGCGCGAGCAGGGCGACGTGGCTGTGAACGAGCTGATCACGGCCGCCGACACCTGGGCGCGGGACTTGGCCGACACCGAAGACGAGGAGAGCGACGCGTTCGCCGACACGGTCATCTGCGGCATGGGCTGGACCGAGACGCGGATGGACTATTCCGAGGACGCCGAAGGGCGCATCATCGACGACCGGGTGGACGCCCTGGAGATGTGGTGGGACCCGCAGGCGCGCAAGCGCAACCTCGCCGACCGGCGCTACCATATCCGCGGCCGCTGGCGCGAGAAGGCCGACCTGCCGAAGAAGTGGCTGGCCAAGCTCCCCGGCACCACCGAGGCCGGCAACCATTCGGTGGACGACATGCAGACCGGCTGGACCGGCCCCATGGACGACTATGAGCGCGAGGACGCGCGCGCGAAAGAGCCGGCCGACGCCGACAAGAAGCGCGTGTGGATCCGGCATTTCCAGTGGTTCGAGCTGGAGCCGGCCTGGCGCATCGCCGATCCCTTCAAGGGCGAGGTGACGACGGTCACCAAGGCCGAGCTGAAGGAGATCGGCGCGATGTTCATCGCGCAAGGCATGCGCCCGCCCAAGGCCGTGCAGATCGAGGTCAAGCGCTATTACGAGGCGTTCCTGGCCGGCAATGTCATCCTCGACGGCAAGCAGCCCATCGAGGCGAACCAGTTCACGCTGCACTGCATCACCGGCAAGCGCGACCGCAATTCGAACACCTGGTACGGCGTCGTGCGCTCGATGCTCGACCCGCAGCGCTGGGGCAACAAGTTCTTCGTGCAGATCCTGCACATCATCAACACCGCCGCCAAGGGCGGGCTGATGTATGAGCGGGGGGCGCTGGCCAATCCGAGGAAGGCGCTGGAAGACTGGGGCAAGCCCGACGCCGCCATCGAGCTGGAACGCGGCGCGCTGGTGAACGGGGCCGTGCAAGAGCGGGAGGCCAAGAACTACCCGCAAGGGCTCGACCGGCTGCTGCAGATCACCTTCGACAGCCTGCCGCAGGTGTCGGGCGTCAATCTGGAGATGCTCGGCCTTGTCGAACGCGACCAGCCCGGCGTGCTGGAGGCGCAGCGCAAGAAGGCCGGCTATGCGATCCTGGCGGTGTTCTTCGACAGCCTGCGCCGCTATCGCAAGATGAAAGGCCGCACCCGGCTCTATTTCATCCAGAACTACATCTCCGACGGCCGGCTCATCCGCATCAAGGGCAAGGACTCCACGATGCGCTATGTGCCGCTGATGAAGGATCGGTCGCTCGGCACCTACGACGTGATCGTCGATGAAGCGCCGATGTCGCCGAACCAGAAGGAGATGGTCTGGCAGATGATGCTCGGGCTGATGCCCATGCTGACCAAGCTGGACGTGCCGCCCGAGGTCTGGACGCTGATGCTCGAATACTCGCCGCTCCCCTCGTCGGTGTCGTCCAAGATCAACGAGATCATCGGCAAGGCCGCCGAGCAGCCCCCGCCGCCCGATCCCAAGATGGTCGAGCTGCAGGCGAAAATGCAGATGGACCAGCAAAAGAACGCGCTGGACGCGGCCATGGCGCAGCAGAACCTGGCCCAGGACCAGGAAAAGCACGCCATGGCGATGGCCGCGCTTGAGGCGAAAACCCAGGCGACCGTGATCACCGCGCAGATCCAGCAGCACAGCGCCGAGCAGAAAGCCGCCCTTGAGATGCAGAAGGCTGCCTTCATGGCGACGCTGCCAAAACCGCAACCGTCAGGAAAAGCCGCATGAGCGATGGACAGACCGAGGCCGATCTCGGCATGGAAGCCCAGCAGTGGGAGGGCCTGGCCAAGGAGCTGGCCGACTACAGCGAGCGCGAGGCCGGCGAGCGGGAAGCCCCCGAGCCCAAGGCGACCGAGAAAACCGGGGGCGGGGGCGAGGGCGAGGGCGAGGCGGACGAGCCGGGCGAAAGGCAGCCCAAGCCCACCTATGAGGAGCTGGAGCAGCGCTATCGCCAGCAGGGCGGCGCGCTGAAGGAGGCGCGCGAGCGCGAGCGGTCGGCCGCCGAGCAGCTCAAGACGTTCAACGCCGCGATCGAGGAAATCCGCGCGTCCCGCCAGGCGGCGAAGCCGGCGGAGAAGCAGCCCGAGCCCGAGAAGGAGATCGACCCCTACGAGGACCCGATCGGCTACGTGCAGGCTGAGCTGGCCAAGCTGCGCGGCGAACTTCAGGGCGCCAGCCAGCAGACCAGGGAAATGCGCGAGGCCGAAGCTGCCCGCGCCGAATACCATCAGTTCATGGGCGTGGTGGAGCAGGCCGAGAACGCTTTCGCGGCGACGACGCCGGACTATCACGACGCCGCCGCGTTCCTGGAAAAGTCGCGCCGCACCGAGCTTGCCACGCTCTACCCCGACAGCCCGCAGATGGACGCCTATGCCCGCCAGAACGGATTCCCGTCGGCCGCGCATCTGCGCGAGGCGATCTTCCGCAACGACGCCCAGACGGTTGCGCGCACCGCCCTGCAGATCGGGCAGAACCCGGCAGAGGCCTACTACAACCTGGCCAAGGGGCGCGGCTACACCACGCCGGCGGGCAAGGTGGGCGAGATGCCGGCGGCCAAGAAGGCCGAGGCCGCGATCGAGGCGGCAAGGCGCGGCCAGAAGGCGGCGAGAACCCTTTCCGGCGGCTCGGGCGGTCCCGACAACCCGCTCTCCGTCAAGGACCTGACCGAACTTTACGCCGAGGACCCGGAAGAGTTCGACCGGCAGTGGGAGAAGATGGCCAGGGCCGGGAAACTCGGCTGAGCCAGTCAGGGGCGTCATACCTGACACGAATTCCCGAAAGGGAACCATGCGCGTCCCGCGCAATCTTGCGAGCCTGCGTCGTGGTGGCCGACGTTAACCGCCACTGCCTCCGAGTCAGGCCAAGGCTCACTGGTCCGCAGGGAACCGACAATCCCCGCACTGCCCGCGCCTCGGGCGAAAACAGGCGCAACCCGAGCAAATCCCCTCAATTTCCAGGACTGAACAGCTATGGCTGACACCGTTTATGGCGTTAACGCCAATGAAGCGGTCAAGCTTTGGTCGGCAAAACTGGCTCGTGAAGCGCTGAAGAAGACCTATGTGAAGCGCTTCATGGGGGCCGGCTCCGACAGCTTGATCCAGATCAAGAACGAGACCAACAAAGGCCCCGGCGACCGGGTCCGCGTGACGCTGCGCATGCAGCTGACCGGCGACGGCGTGCAGGGCGACGGCGATCTCGAAGGCAACGAAGAGAGCCTGACGACCTTCACCGACGACATCGTCATCAACCAGCTGCGTCATGCCGTCCGCTCGGAAGGCAAGATGACCGAGCAGCGCATTCCCTTCTCCATTCGCGAAGAGGCGATGATGGGCCTCTCCGACTGGTTCGCGGATCGCTGGGACACCTGGTTTTTTAACCAGATGTGCGGTTACACGCCCCAGACGGACACCAAGTTCACCGGTCATAACGCCGTCGCGGCCCCGACCCGGCAGGTGTTTCCGCTCGCCATCACCAATGACCAGTCGCTCACCTCCCCGACGGATCACAAATTCTCGCTGATCCTGCTCGACAAGGCGATTGAGCGGGCCAAGGTGACCACGACGGGCGCGGTGCCGCCGCCGGTCCGGCCGATCATGGTGAACGGCAAGCCGTATTTCGTGGCGTTTTTGCACCCCTATCAGGTGACGGACCTGCGCACCACGACCAGCTCGTCCACGGCGCATCCGATCCTGTGGTACGACATCCAGAAGTCAGCCATGCAAGGCGGGAAGATTAAGGACAACCCGATCTTCGACGGCGCGCTGGGCGAGTATAACGGCGTCATCCTCCATGAATCGACGCGCGTGACCCAGGGGGCGAACGGCTCCACCCCAACCACCGCCGTGTCCACCGTCCGCCGCGCCGTGCTGTGCGGCGCGCAGGCGGGTCTGGCCGCCTTCGGGCAGGGGCACGACAAGTCGAGCTACGACTGGTTCGAGCAGCTCTTCGACTACGGCAACAAGCTCGGCGTCAAGGCGGGCTGCATCTCGGCGCTCAAGAAGGCCCGGTACAACAGCCAGGACTTCGCGGCAATCGTGATGTCGTCCTACGCCGCGGCGCACTAAACGGAGGACGCAATGGCACAAGGTTCAACCGCCCGGCGTCCCGTCGGGCAGCAGCTCGCCTATCTGCGGAAGGCCGTTGCCTTCAACACGACCGGCATTGCGACGGGCGTCTCGATGGGGAAGATCCCCGCCGGGACGAAAATCCACAGCTGCGTCGCCGGTGTGACGGAGGGCTTCAACTCTGCCGGCACCAACCGCCTGGTGGTGGGGACGAACTCCACCTCCTACAACAACATCGCAAACACCACCGACTTCGTGGCGGCGTCGATCACCAATGTGGTCGCCAAGGTCGCTTATCGGGGGGCGACCCTGGCCTTCACGCAGGACACCGAGGTGTTCATCAAATACACCGCAGCGACCGGCACGGCCGCGACCTCGGGCCAGGCGACGATCATCCTCGCCTACACGGTCGATAATCAGGGCTCCTGACCGACCTCACGGAGGGGCGCTTAGCCCCTCCTCCCCTCAGCCAAGGAGACGACATGGATCATTGTGCGTTCGGCGGAACCGAACGACTGCTGATCGGCTTTTCCACTCTCAACGAAGTGGGGCCGATGTCGAACCGTCGCTTTGCGATCGCGCCCGAAGGTAGCGCGCTGGTGAAGATGCCCGCCGGGATCACCGAGCTTAAGGCGGTCACGTCAGGCGGGGCTGCTGCGGCAATCTATGTCGCGCTAGGCCGATAACGCATGGCCCACGAATACCGTTTCATCGGCTCCCCCGCAAAGGCCGGGGGCTCGCCCTACAAGGTCATGCTCGCTACTCCTGTGAGCCAGAACCCCGCCTGCGCCTACACGGTGGCGCTGGCCGCGACCATCCACTCGCTCGCCTCGTTCGGCGTGGAAGCCCATGTCTATCTGCACCAGGGCAACTGCCATGTGGATGACGCCCGCAACACCATGATCCGGGATTTCCTGGAGAGCGACTGCACCGATCTGTTCTTTCTCGACGCCGATCTCGGCTGGCGCCCGCAGAGCGTGATGCGCTTCCTGGAGGTCCCTGGCGATATCGTTGCCGGCGTCTATTGCCATCGCTCGCCCGGCGAGACCTATCCGTTTCACCCCGGCGAGGGCGTGCGCGAGAGCAATGAGCACGGTTTGTTCCGCATGCACAAGGTGCCGACCGGCTTCATGCGCATCCGCCGCAATGTGCTGGAGACGCTCTATGAGGCGGAGAAGGCCAAGGGGCGCTCCTTCTGGTGGGGGCAGGAAGAGCGCGAGGGCAGGCGGCCCATCACCCGGATCGTCGAGCGCGGCTTCCTCTCCGAACTCGGTCTCGAAGGGCTGGGCGGCTCCAATTCCGACTACCATTCCGGCGACTACATGCTGTGCCTGAAGGCGCGCGCCGCCGGCTTCGAGGTTTGGGTCGATATCGAGCATTGGTTCGAGCATGTCGGCGAGCAGTGCTTCCAGGGGCATCTGGGCAATAAGCTGCGCCGCGATCAGGGCGTCGATCATCCCGGCTTTGCCGCCGCGATGGCCGATGTCAAGGCAGGCAAGGCCGACAGCGCGACGTTCCGCGCCATCAATATGCTCTCGGGCAACCCCCGCTATGCGCTGCCGGGTAAGCTCCTGGAGACGTGCTACAACGCGGCCAAGGGCGCGCGCGGGCATATCCTCGAATGCGGCTCGGGCCTGTCCACCGTCGTCATGGGCCTGGCGCTCGCCGGCGCCGATCACGTGCTCTATGCGCTGGAGCACGATCTCGACTGGTTCCGGACGACATCGCGCTGGCTGGACCGCTACGGCGTCGGCAACGTCATGCTGTTCTATGCGCCGATCCATCCGCACGAGGCCGGCGACTGGTACGGCGTCTCGCCTGACGAGTTGCCCGATGCCTTCGACGTGGTGCTGATCGACGGCCCGGCCCGCGAGGTCGCGCCGCGCGAGGGGCTGTTCCAGCAGTTCGGGGGGCGCGTGGCGGAGGCCTCGGTCTGGCTTGTCGACGACTGCGGCGATCCCGTGCAGGCGGCGATGGTCGCCGAGCATGGGGCGAACCGCGACGTGGAGCACATCATCGATGTTGGCGGCGGCTCCCCGCACAAGATGGCTATCGCGCGCCGCCGCCAGGAGCCTGTTTCCATCGCCGCCGAATAGGAGGGTATCCCATGCCGCTCGCCCATGCCCAGGTCGCCGCCGCGACCACGGCCACGCAGCTGGCCGCCGCGCGCCAGAACCGCATCGCCTGCGTCCTCGTCCAGCATGGCGACGCTGCCGTCTATATCGGCAGCTCCGGGGTCACGACCTCGAACGGGGCCATGCTCGCCGCCACCACGGGCGCGCAGATGACCGTGCCCGGCAGTGATGCGATCTACGGCATCGTCGGCACCGGCACCGAAACAGTCGGCGTGCTGGAGATTCTCGCGTGACCACGCTCGCGGCGATGCGCACCCGCATCGCGGACGACATCACCCGCACCGATCTCTCCTCCCAGATCACGAACGCCATCAACGACGCGATCAAGCTCTGGGAGGGCGAGCGCTTCGCCTTCAACGAGAAGCGCTACCTGATCAACACGGTGGACGGCCAGGAATATTACGACCTGTCCGGCTCGGGCCTGCTCACCTCCGAAGGCGCGGCGACACCGGCCGGCGAGATGGTGCTGGAGATCGACAGCATCACCAACACCGTCAACGACTACCCCTATCCCTTGAGCGAGCGCACGCAAGCCTGGTTCGACCGCTACGCCTCTCTGCCCACCCAGTATAAGGGCCAGCCCGACAGCTACGGCATCTACGGCAACCAGCTGCGCCTGTTCCCGATCCCCGATAGCTCCGGGCCGGGGGTGGGCGGCGTGTTCCCGATTCGTATCTCCTGCCTTGCCCGGCTCGGTCCCACTCCGCTGGCTGCCGACGGCGACACCAACGCCTGGCTGACCGAGGGCGAGTTGCTGATCCGCTCCCACGCCAAGATCATCCTCGGGCGCTTTCCCTTGCGCGACCAGGAGCTGATCGCGCTTGCCCAGAACGAGGCCGACAACGCCTATACCAGCCTGAAGCGCAAGATGGCGGCCAAGGCCTTCACCGGGCGCATCGCCCCCTGGAGTCTCTAGGGGGTGGCGGCCGGCGATCCCGAATTCGTCCGCTTCGGCGTCTGGCGGCCCGACGCGGCCGACCGGCAGGCCGACGCCAACGAGGCCAAGGGCTGTGTGCGCCGGGCGGGCAGCTACGGCCCGTTCCTGGCTCCGGAAGTGATGGACGCCGACGCCGATCTCGACACCGCCTGCCTTGGCGCGCAGACCTTCTTTGACGCGAGCGGCGATCCGCAGACCTTTGCCGGCGATGCCGAAAAGCTCTACCGGCTGGTGTCGGGGGATTTCGAGGACGTCTCCAAGTCCGGCGGCTACGGCGCGCTCGCGGACGAGACCTGGCAGTTCGAGCAGTTCGGCGATTTCATCGTCGCGGCGACCGTCGGCGAGGACACCCAGGTCTATGAGCTGGGCGCCTCCACCGATTTCGACGACCTGTCTGGCGCGCCGGCGCAGTTCTCCAGCGTGTGGCGGCATGGCGACTTCCTGTTCGGCGCCGAGGGCATCACCGTCTATTGGTCCGCCTTCAACAACATCACCGACTGGACGCCCGATGTGGGCACCCAGGCCGGGGCGCAGGGCCTCGACCAGGCCGGCGGGGCGGTGATGGGCGGCACGATCGGCGAATATGGCGCGATCTTCCAGGAGAACCATATCCGCCGCGTCACCTATGTCGGGCCGCCGGTGATCTTCGATTTCGAGCAGGACGCCATCGAGAAGCGCCGTGGGGCGCTCTCGCGCAATGCCTGGGTGCGGCTGGGGCGGCTCGTGCCTTACGCGTCAGAGCAGGGCTTCTTCATCTTCGACGGCCAGCAGTCGATCCCGATCGGGGAAAACAAGGTCGACGAGTATTTCAAGGACCGGCTGAACTACGCAACGCGCGGGCGCGTCTGCTGCGCCTATGACAGCCTGCAGAAGGCGGTGGTGTGGGGCTTTCCGGCCGGCGACGCCACCCAGATCTCAGAGCTGCTGATCTTCTCCCTCACCGACCGCGAATGGACCCATGACGAGATCGAGCTGGAGCATCTGTTCGAGGTGGTCAATCCCGGCTTCACCGTGGAGACGGTGGGCAATTTCTTCGGCGGCACCAACATCGATGTCGATGGCGGGAGCTTTTCCATCGATGCCGCGATCCTGCGGGGCGGCGGCAAGCTGATGGGCGGCGTCAACACGGATCACACGCTCGTGTCCTTCTCGGGCGTGGCGCGGCCCTGCATTCTCGACACCATCGAGGCCGAGCTGATCCCCGGCCGGCGCTCTCTCGTGACCGAGCTGTGGCCGATGGTGGACTGCACCGACCGCCTCCAGGTCTCCACCCGCGTCGGCTCGCGGCTGCTCCCCGGCGATCCGGTGATGTTCAACGCCGCCTCGGTGATGAACCGGTTCGGCTTCTGCGAAACGCGGGTGGACAACCGCTTCCATCGCGGCCGCCTGCAGCTGGCGGAAGCGGCAGGCTGGACGCGGGCGGAGGGGCTGTCCTTCCTGGCCAAGCCGACAGCGAAACGGTAAATGGCCCAGCAACGCCAGCTCCCCGCGCTTCCCGAGGCCAAGCTCGACAGCCTGGCGCTGTGGGCCCGCCAGATCACCCAGCTGCTCCAGCGCGGCGACATCGTCATGCGCGGCCAGGGGGCGGGCAACAGCTCGGTGCGCGCCGCCACCACGGCGAACATCGACCTGGCGACCGACCTAGAGGCCGGCGACAGCCTCGATGGCGTCACGCTCGCCGCCGGCAACCTCGTGCTGGTGAAGAACCAGACCGCCCCGGAAGAAAACGGCGTCTACAAGGCCTCGGTGTCGGGGGCGGCATCGCGGGCCGATGCCTTCTCGACCTATGACGCCCATGTGGGGGCGATCATCGCCGTGGAGGAGGGAACGGCGGGCGGCGACACGCTCTGGCAGTGCACCTCGGCGGCGGGCGGCACGCTGGGGACGACGGCGATCGCCTGGACGCAGGTTGGTATTCCGGCGGCGGGGTCGATCGCCAATGCCCAGCTCGCCAATATGGCGGAAGCGACCATCAAGGGGCGGGCGTCCGGCGCGGGGACCGGCGCGCCGCAGGACCTGACCATCACCCAGACGCTGGATATGCTGGGCGCGACGGCGCAAGGGGACATCGCGTATCGGGATGCGAGCGCCTGGGTGCAGCTGGCGGCGGGTACGCCGGGGCAGTTCCTGCAGACGCAGGGCGCTGGGGCCAACCCGAAATGGGCAGGTGCCGTCACGGCAATCGCCAGCGGCGCGCTGTCCTCCGTTGCAACGCTCGACATCCCGCTTGGGTCCGCCGATCTGTATGAAATCGACCTGATGAGCATCAGGCCCGCGACGGACGACGTCGAGCTTTGGGCGCGGTTCAGTCAGTCCGGTTCTTTCCTGAGCGGCGGAACCAACTACGGCTGGGGCTATATAGGCGGCGGGGGGACCGCCCAATGGCGTGATGACGTCTCGGATAGCGAGATCGTGATTGCCGATGAGATCGGCAATGGGGCAACGGACGCCAGCACGATCACCCTCCGAATAGCGCGCCCATCAGCTTCGTCGTTTATGAAGATGATGCACTGGTACGGCGTATTCATGAACGTCTCGCCCAGCTTCGTGATGACGACGGGCGGCGGCGGCCTGCGCGCAAACACCAACGCCATTGACGGGGTGCGGTTTCAGTTCTCCAGCGGCAATATCGCATCCGGGCATTATGCCGTGCGGGCCTATTCCTTCACATGACCTACCGCCTCGATCCCGTCCCGGCCTCGTCCGTGCCGCGCCTGTGGCCGGTCGCGGCCCGCTGGGTGTCGGTCTACAACGCCCGGCATGCGCCGCGCTGGCGGTTCGGCAACGCCTATGAGAAATGCTGCGACGGCCATGCCCAGCTCTGGCTGGTGCGCTCGCCGGACAGCGTCGTCGGCGTGGTGATTACCCAGATCACCACCGATCACGAGCGGGTCGCCGAGGTCCCGGTCGTCGCCGGCGTCGGCCTCGACGATTGGCTGCATCTCCTGGACGAGCTGGAGGCCTGGGCGCGCCGCGAGGATTGCGTGGCGATGGTCTCGACGGCCGCCCGCGAAGGCTGGGTCAGAGTGTTGAAGGATCGCGGCTGGGAAAAGAAGGCCGTCTTGATGGAGCGAAGGCTGTGAGTTCGAAGCAGACATCCACGACCAAATCCTCGCCGTGGAAGCCGGCGCAGGCCAGCTTGGAAAACACGCTGAACGCGGCGGACGACTGGCAGACCAACTACCAGGACCGGCCGCTGTTCCAGGGATCGTCCGTGGCGGGCTTCGACCCGTCGCAGAGCGCGGCGCTGACCGGCATCGAACAGCGTGCGCAGGCCGGCTCTCCGCTCGTCGACCAGAGCAAGGACTATGTGTCCCGCGTGCTCGGCGGCGAGTTTCTGGAGGAGGGCAACCCGCATTTTGCGCGATTGTCCGAGGCGATCACCCGCTCTGTCATGCCCGGCGTCAACGCCACCTTCATGGGCGCGGGGCGCACCGGGTCGGACGCGCATGGCTACTCGCTCACCAAGGCGCTCGGCGACACCATGGCCCCGATCGCCTTCCAGAACTACCAGGCCGAGCGCGGCATGATGGACCAGGCCGCGCGTTTCGCCCCGCAGCTTGCCGACCACGACTATTACGACCTCGACCGGCAGTTCGCGGCGGGCGCCACCCGCCAGGGCCAGGCGCAGAGCGAGCTGTCCGACGAGATCGCCCGCTACTATCAGGAGCAGTACCGGCCCTACACCGCGGCGCAGGAGGCATCAAACCTCACCGTGCCGATCGCGGGGCTGGGCGGTACCTCCTCGACCACGCAGAAGAGCGGCATGAACCCGCTGACGGCGGTTCTCGGCGGCGGCATGATGGCGATGGGGGCGATGTCGGGCAACCCCATGGCGGCCATGGGCGGGGCGAACATGATGTTCGGGTCTCCGCAGATGATGGGCGGCGGCATGGGGGCGACGCCCTATGTGCCGCCGACCTATACGCCCGCGCCGGCGATGATTCCGGGCATGTACGGGTACTGAGGTGGACCCGTTCGCCGCCTATTGGGCCGGAACACAGCCGGCCGGCATCGTTCGCCAGGCGCAGCCGGGTCCGCTCGCCCTCAACCTCATCAAGAGCTTCGAGGGCTACACGCCGCGCCCGAAATGGGACCACCAGCAGTACAGCGTCGGCTACGGCACGCGCTGGCAGCCGGGCACGGCCGTGGGCGGCCGCGCGGACCATGAGCGGGCGTTGCAGCGCGAGGTCGGAAATGTCGAGGACTGGATCGGCCGCAACGTCAAGGCGCCGCTCACCGACCGGCAGCGGGCGGGCTTGACCTCCTTCGGCTACAATCTCGGGACGGACGACCTCGACAGGCTGCTGCCCGACATCAACGCCGGGGCCTGGGACCGGGTCGGCAATCGCATGCTGAGTTTCAACAAGGCAAGCGGCGAGGTCCTGCCCGGTCTCGTCGACCGCCGCCGCAAAGAGGCCGCTTACGTTCTTGGACAGGAACCATCGGAGATGACGCCAATGCCGCAACAGGGAGGGGGATCGCTGACATCGGCCATGGGCGGCGGCATGCGCCGCAACCTGCCCGTGATGCTCGGCGGCGATGAGGAACAGGGCTTTTTCGGCCGGGTGATGGCCGACCCGATGTTCCTGATGGGGGCGTCGGTGCTTGGCGCGGGCCTGTCGGGGCGCGATGCCGGTTCGGCGATGGCGCAAGGGGCGCAGGCCGCATCCGCCGTCGGCGAGATGAACGACCGCCGCCGCAAGGCCGCCTACTGGCAGAAGCTGATGGGCGGCGAAGGCGGGGGGGTGCTGGAGGGCGTCTCGCCCGATATGCTGGCGATCATGCGCGGCGCGGGGCCCGAGGAAGGCATGAAGCTGCTCGGCCAGCTTGCCATGGAGCGGGCCAAGCGCAATGCGCCGCGCGAGATGGCGCCGGGGGCGACGCTCTACGATCCGGCGTCCAACCAGGCCATCTTCACCGCGCCGCAGCGCACGCCCAATGAGCGGCGCTATGTCCCGACCCGCGACGGCATCTACGACGCCGAAACCGGCCAATGGCTCACCAACCCGGACAAAGAAGGCGAGGAAGGCACCTACGGCAAGCTCGGCCCAGGCGAGCGCTGGCGCATGAAGGATGGCCAGAAGGAGCTGGACGAAAGCGGCCGCCCGATCGCCGAGCCGATCCCAGGCGGTTCCAAGGAGGCGGTTGCCGCCGAGGTCGCGGCCCGTGTCGGACTGGCCGACACCTTCCTGCAGCGCGCACCGCAGGTGCGCCAGAAGATCGAGGCCGGCAAGCTTGGCTGGGGCGTCGATTTCGCGCTGAACCGGGGCGAGCCGGCCGCGATCTACCGGGACATCCAAGAAGGATCGGAAGCGCTGGTGCGCAACCTCACCGGCGCGGGCATGAACGAAACCGAGGCAAAAGCCTATGCGGAGCGCTATCTCCCGACGAACACGGACCGCCTGGAAACGGTGCTCACGAAATTCGACGGGCTGACCCGCGCGCTCGAAGGGGTGAAACGGCGGGTGATGATCGGCCGCGGCGTTTCCTCCGCCGACGCGCCGGACAGCGTGACGCCTGGCGCGGGGGCAGCGCCAGGCGGCGACCCGAATGACCCGCTGGGGATTCTCGACTGATGCGGACCCTTCAAGAACTCAAGGCATCCTCGCCGGCCTATGCCGGCATGAGTGACGAGGAATTTGCATCGCGGGTCTATGACAAGCATTACGCCAGCAAGATGACCCGCGACGAATTCGATGTCCGCACGCGTACGACGGGCGCGGAATCGGTGGGCGAGTTCTTCGGCCTGGGCCGCCCGGAGCGCGCCTTCAAGCTGCCGGACAGCTTTCAGCGCCTGTCGGACCAGGTAGCCGATCCGTTCGGTGTCCAGGACGAGATCGTCGGCGCGGGGGAGTTCGCAAAGCGCCTGGTGACGTCGGGCGGCGATTTCGGCGAGGCGAGCAAGGCCTACACCAAGGCGGCCGAGCGCATCCGCGCTGAGCGCGATGTCGCGCGCAAGGACTATGGCGTCCTGCCCGAGCTGATCGGCGGCGTCGGCACCGCAGGCGTCGGCAAGGTGGCGCAGGCCGGGCTGTCGTTTCTTCCCAGGGTGAAGGAGGCGGCAAAGGCCGGCGCGGTCTTCGGCGGGGCGGCAGGCGCCGGGCACAGCGAAGGCGGATTGACGCAGCGCCTGGTGGGCGCAGGGTACGGCGCGGGGGCCGGCGCTGTCGCAGGGCCGCTGATCGGCGAGGTCGCGGCGCCCGTCGCATCCAAGCTCTGGCAGGGGGCCCGCGCGGGCGGGCGCAAGGGCGGTGAATTCATCCGCGACACGCTTGGCGATGTCATCCCGCCGCTGCGCCGCTCGGCCGAGGACCGCTATCTCCGCGCTCTTCAGCGCCAGGGCATGAGCGTCGATGAGGCGTCCGCCGCCTATGAGCGGATGCTGGCGGCGGGCAAATTCGGCAAGACCCAGGTCGATGTGCCGGTGACGCCGGCGGACCTGGGTCCAGCGATGCAGCGCCAGGGGCGGGCGATCGCCACCATTCCGGGGCGCGGCTCGACCATGGCGGAGGAGGTCTACGGCGCAAGGCAGGCCGGGCAGTTCGACCGGATGAACGACTATCTGCGCCGCTCGCTGTCGGTTTCCCGCGACGATTACGCCAAGACGTCGGACCGCCTGGTGAAGGAGATGCGCGAGGGCGCGACGCCCGCCTACAAGAAGTTCTACGACCTGAAGGACGCGGGCGGCCGCCCGGTGCGCTACGACATCGGGCCAGTGCTGCGCAAATCCGAACTGGCGGACGCGAACCTGTCGCCGGCCCTGCAGAGGGTGATGCAGAAGGCGCGCGCGGAGTTCATGCACAAGAACGTGCTGCGCGAGACCGGACGCGATGCGAATTGGGAGGTGCGGCTCGGCCGGGACGCGATCGCCGGCTCATCGCCGACCTACAAGCTCACCGGGCGGCGTTTCGACAGCGCCAAGCAGGCGCTCGACGACATGATCGAGCAGGCCAAGGCGCGGGGGCAGAACAACCAGGTGCGGCTGCTCACCCAGCTGAAGAACGACCTGGTTTCCGTCGTTGACAAGCTCTCCACCCGGCCGGCGACGAAGACGCAGACCACCTGGGGCTTCGACGCCAAGGGCAACCGGGTGAAAACCTCATTCGAGGTGCCCGTGCTCGATGCCAAGGGCCGCCAGACCGGCGAGAGCCTCTACAGCCGGGCGCGGGACGCCTATGGCACGCCGGCCTCGCTGAAGGACGCTCTATCGAAGGGGCGCTCATTCATGAAGGGCGACGCCGACATGACCGGGGCCGCCTACAAGGCCCTGTCCACGGCGGAAAAGCGCATGTTCCGCATCGGCATCGCCCGCGAGGCGCGCAAGGTGCTGGGGGGCAAGCAGATCGGCCAGGACATGATCGGGCACTTCCGCAAGCCCAATGTCCAGGAAACCCTGTCCGAAGTAATGTCGCCGGCCAAGTTCAAGCAGTTTATGAGCCTGGTCGAGGGCGAAAAGGGCATGGCTGCGACCAACACCATCGTGCGCGGTGGCTCGCCAACGGCGAACAAGTTGGCCGATGTCGAGGACCTGAACGCCTTCATGACGATGGGCCGCACGCTGAAGGAGAAAGGTCTCGCCGGCGCCGCCTTCGATGCGGTCGGCAGCTTGGTCGAGAAGACGCTGCGCATGCGCGAGGTGGACGCCCATAACCTGGCGCGGATGATGTTCGAGACCGACCCGCAGAAGGTCCGAGCGACATTCGCCCGGCTGAAGATGATCTACGGGCCGAGGAAGGTGCGCGACGCGATGCAACTCGTTCAGGACCGCGTCGGCTCGTTCCGCAATAGCGCTAGCGCCGAGGCTGGGGAATATTGGGGGGAAGTATCCCCAGCCTCGGCGCTAGCGCTATTGCGGAA